ATCTATTTGCAGGCGTCTGACCTATGAGCGATAACAGTTTTACAAATGAAAAGAATCTCATATTCACAATTACTCTTGCAACTGGCAATTTTCAGGGTACGGACGGGAATACGGCAACAATATCAAACTTTCGCGCTACGGCAGATATTGACCACGCTGGCGGAATGATGATGAGTGCTGCCAGATTCAAAATATATGGCCTTGGCGCGCCGCTCATGAATCAACTAACTACTATTGCTTGGTTATCATTCGGAGTTCTGAAAAACACCATTCAGGTGCAAGCAGTTGATGGTGATGTAAAAACTACAGTATTCCAAGGAACGATAATCAACTCATGGGCCGATTATTCTTCTGCCCCAGATGTATTTCTATATATCGAATCTCAGGCTGGATTTTTTAACCAGATTCAATCTGTTCCGCCAACGTCATACAAGGGTAGCGTGAATGTTTCTACCATTATGCAGAATCTTGCAAATGCAATGGGGATGACGTTTGAGAACAATAATGTATCAGTGATGCTTCAAAATCCATATTTCCCAAATTCATACATGGAGCAAGCAAAATCAGCTGCCGTTGCTGCAAATATTGATTTATACCTGGATAACAACACGCTTGCCATTTGTCCAAAAGGTGTGGCTAGGGCTTCTATTATCCCTTCGATATCGCCTCAATCTGGAATGATTGGATATCCAAGATTTGACAAGATTGGCATTACATTTGAGACGATATTCAATCCATCTATTCAGTTTGGTGGGCAAATACAAATGACTTCATCGGTAAAACAGGCGTGCGGGCAATGGCGAGTTGGTAGCATTTCGCACAGACTAAGTTCATTGCTTCCAGGCGGACCGTGGAATTCATCAATTAGGTGTACAACGAATGGCAAACCAATCATCGACTAGCGGTTCATTTGGGCAGCAAGATGGATCATCGCCAATCGGGGATTACAATGCGATTCATTTCGTTATAACCCAGATGCTAGGCAAGGTTCATACTGCAACATTGGTACAAGTTAAGTCAGTGACTAATTCAGGCGGCGTTTCTGCTGTCGGGTTTGTGGATGTTCAGCCACTTGTCAATCAGCTTGATGGCGCTGGTAATTCCGTCCCTCACGGAACGTTGCACTCACTGCCATATTTCAGGATTCAAGGTGGCGGCAATGCCGTCATTCTTGACCCGCAAGTAGGGGATATTGGTGTTGCGATATTCTCCGATAGGGATATTTCAACTGTTGCGGCGGCGAAGTCTCAATCTAATCCCGGATCATATCGACGTTTTGATATGTCGGATGGGATGTATTTAGGCGGATTCCTGAATGGAACCCCGACTCAATATGTCGATTTTTCAGCATCAGGCATTACTGTTTTCTCGCCAAATCTGATAAAACTTCAGGCAAACGATATTCAGCTTATCGCGCCAACTGTAGAAATTAACGCCAGCGGGTCAGCAACGATCACCACGCCTACTTTTACGGTCAATGGCGCTACGGTATTAAACGGACCGCTTTCGCAAGGTGTTGGCGCTGGTGGTGGAACTGCGACTATGTTGGGTCCAATCGCTGTGACAAACAACATTACAGCGGGCGGGATTGACCTTATGACGCACAAGCATACCGGCGTAACAACCGGCAGCGGGACATCAGGAGGGCCGACAGGATAATGGATACTCTACTTTTAGACCTGACAACATGGGATTTAGTGATTGATTCGTTCGGCAATATCGCACTTGCCTCTGAACCGTATTCACAGGCTCAGGATGTGGCAAGCGCGTGCAAAACATTCTTAGGCGAATGCTGGTATGACAACACAGTGGGAATTCCATATTGGCAGAATATCCTAGGACAATTGCCGCCTCTTGGCATTTTGGAACAATACCTGATTAATGCTGCTTTGACTGTTCCTGGCGTCACTTCTGCGCAATGCACGATTCAGACCTTCACTGACCGGGCAATATCCGGCCAAGTGACATTTACAAACACAGGAGGCGTTACGCAAAGCGTTTCAATATGACAACAAACGTACCGTCTTTAACCTTTACGCCAACTGGCGTTATTATTCCAACTGAGGCTTCTATCCTTGCTGGGGTACAATCTGACCAGAATGCCGCTTTCGGCGCTACTTTAAATCCGGCGCTTAATACGCCACAAGGTCAATTAGCGTCTAGCTTATCGGCAATCGTTGGCGATGCAAATGACAATTTCGCATACATTGTGAATCAAGTAGACCCGGCTAATTCATCTGGCGCGTTTCAAGATGCGATTGGCCGAATTTACTTCATGACGCGGATTGCCGCCGAACCGACTGTTGTTCAGTGCGTATGCATTGGATTGCCGGGGACTATTATCCCGGCAAATGCACTTGTTGCTGATACTTCTCAAAACCAATATATCTGCACTGGTGGCGGAACAATTCCATCAACTGGATCAATTACACTGCAATTCGAGAATGTGTCTACCGGAGCGATTGCTTGCGCAGCGAATACCGTAACATCGATTGTGCAACAAGTATCGGGATGGAACACTGTTAATAATCCATCGGCTGGTGTTGTTGGTAATGCAGTTGAAACACAGCAAGCATTTGAATATCGCCGGGAACAATCAGTAGCTTTAAATGCGCATGGTTCTCCTGCCGCTATCTATGGGAATGTGTTTTCTGTGCCGAATATAATTGATTGCTACGTCATCGATAATCCAACAAATGCCGCTGTTTTGACCGGCTCAACAAACTATTCAGTCGGAGCTAATTCAGTTTACGTTGCCGCTGTTGGTGGTATTGCTCAAAATATCGGCCAAGCAATTTGGAATGCAAAAGATTTGGGCTGTAGCATGAACGGGAATACTACTGTAGTCGTTCAAGACACTAGCGGGTACAACGTACCCTACCCTTCATACAACATCACATTCAACATCCCGACCAATACGAATATTTATGTAGCAGTACAGCTTAAAAACAATACGAATTTACCATCAAATATCACAACTCTTGTTCAGAATGCAATCATAGCGGCGTTTAATGGTACAGATGGCGGCTCTAGGGCGCGCATTGGATCATCTCTATATGCCAGTAGGTATTATTCTGGCGTGGCCGCTATCAGTCCTTATGTAGCGATTCTGTCGATATTGATTGGCGAGACATCTACACCGACATCAAACCTAATCACAATGGGCATTGACCAAATGCCGATTATTTCAGCGGCTAACATCTCCGTGACATTGGTGTAACTATGCAAAATGTTGAGCAGACGATTATAAGCCAATATGGTAATTCAAGCATCATTGTTCAGCTAATAAACAACATGAACCAATATATTGACCAGACGGCCAATATTGATGCTTTTCTGAATTATGTTTGGAATGTAGATACGGCGCAAGGATTCGGACTTGATATTTGGGGGCGTATTGTTGGTGTTACTCGAAACCTGCAAATAACAAATAATAACTATTTCGGATTTGAAACTGGTGCAGTTCCAGAAACATCGCAGCCATTCAATGATGGATCATTTTATACCGGCGCAGCATCAACATCGACGTTTACCCTTGCAGACGGACCATTCAGAACTCTGATTCTGGCTAAGGCGTTGACGAATATCGTTTCATGCACTGCACCTGCAATTAATCAAGTATTGCAGAATCTATTCCCCGGAAGAGGTAGATGCTACGTATCTGACCTTGGCGGAATGATGATGCGGTATACGTTTGAATTCGCGCTTCAGCCTTGGGAATTATCGGTTATTTCATCAGGAATCGCATTACCTCGCCCCGCTGGTGTTGGCGCGATTGCAATGGTTATTCCGGCGACATCAACATTCGGATTTCAAGAAGCTGGCGCATCAGCCTCGCCATTCGGGCAGGGAACATTTTTCAATGAAGGGACTATATTAAATGTCGCTTAGCGCACCATCAAAGTTTGGAGTCGTCTGGAATAACAGCGACATCAACAGAAATACAATTCCTGTTGCATCTCAAATTGGGATTACTGCGGGTCTGGCCAGTTATACAGATGGATTCCCACCATTGACCATGACCCCCGTTGCGTCCGGCGGTATTCCACCATTCGGACAGGATTTCAACGGTATTTTTTATGCGGTAACATCCGCATTGCAATGGATTCAGGCTGGGGCAAGTTACACATATGACTCAACGTTTCAAACCACAATCGGCGGATACCCTGCCGGCGCTTTGGTGCAACGATCGGAGGGCCTAGGATGGTGGCTCAACACCGTAGCAAATAACGCCACTGCCCCAGAATCGGGCGGCGCTGGATGGGTTCCTGAAAATGGACCGGGTTCAACCGCAATCACGATGACATCTAGCAATGTCACTTTGACATCTTTGCAGGCCGGTCTAGGCGCAATCGTGATTACAGGCACGCTGACCGCCAATTTGAATTTGATTTTCCCGACATATCAGATGCAATGGGACGTGATTAACAACACAACTGGCGCATTCACGATTACGGCAAAAACAGCCGCAGGTACTGGCGTTTCATTGGTGACTGGCCCTAATCAGATTTATGGTGACGGAACCAATATTAATGCAGCATCCTCATTGGTTGTAACGCGTCCTGCCGGGGATAATTCTACGGCTGCAGCGTCAACAGCTTGGGCTAATAATCTGCTGAACGGCCAGACGAATATCGCACTGACAAACGCCAACGTGACGCTGACTGCGGCACAGGCGGGCGCATATATTCTGAACTGTACTGGGACGCTGACGGGCAATGTCACTGTTTTTATCCCGGCCAGCACGGCCACGTATCAGGTTCGCAACGCTACGACCGGAGCGTACACGGTGACGTTCTCTGTTGTTGGCACCCCCGGGTCTACGTTTATCGTTCCGAGTACTGCGGGCGGGAATACCGCTACGATTTATAGCGATGGCACGAACGTCGTAAACGGTAATTCGTATGCAAGTGTAAGCGGTAGATTGTTAAATATTCAAACTTTCACCGCCAGCGGCACATACACCCCGACCCCAGGCACAACCTCATACGAGGTTGAAGCGCAGGGGCCTGGTGGTTCTTCTGGTGGGAATGTGGCCACTTCGTCATCTCAGGTTGCATGTAGTGCGGGGGGTGGATCAGGGGCTTATGCAAAAGTACGGTACAACTCAGTACCAACGTCACAGACCGTGACCATAGGCGCCCCTGGCGCCGCATCATCGGCTGGGGGGGTTGGCAATGCGGGGGGCACGACAAGTTTCGGCGCTCTAGTGTCGGTCCCTGGCGGCCCGGCCACAGTTGCGGGGTCAGCGGTTGCCAATACATTAACCACCCTGATTTCAGCGACCGGTAGTGGAACGGCACCTACGATCACCGGCGGCACTGTACTGGCAAAGTCGTCAAGTTCCATCGGCGGCCCAGGATTCGCCCTTTCGGGCCTAACTGCTGGCGGCATTGGCGCGTCATCTCTCCTCGGGATAGGCGGAGCATCATCGCAAGGCGTGCAGAACGGTCTGCCACCCACAGGATATGGTGCGGGTTCGAGTGGATGCTCTAGCGCCCCGTCAACGTCAGCAACAGCATCAACCGTTGCCGGGCCATCTATTGTGATTGTTCGGGAGTATTCATAATGCAAAATTACGCACTGATTAATAGCAAAGGTACTATTG